AGATCAGTTAAAATATTACCCTGTTCGTTTATATAGAAATGAAAAGTGTTGCCCAAAGAAGAAGACTTCATGTCCTCAACAGCATTTAAAAATAATTTGTTTGGTTTATTGTAATATGAAAATCCACTAATAATAAAAGATAATTTGTCTGTCTTTTCTATATTATATAGTATTTCATTTTTTAAGTGAATCGCATTAACTATGAGTCTGTTCTTTGTATAGTTTTTGACACCCAAATCAAAATTGAATGATGGAGCTATCATACCACGTTTCCTTCCACTGCCACTGGAGCCTCTACATCTTCTACAGTTGTATCAATATCAGCTTCAGATGTCTGCTGAGAAAATTTAACAGCACTGCCAACATCCGAACTTCCTGTAGCAGGTTCCGGAGTAATTCCCGGAAGTGCTCCAATAATACACGGATGTTGTCTATGCCTATCCATCCAAAAACCAACAACAAAAGAACCAACTTCAAGACCGGGCGTTCCACCAATGTCATATACTGTTGAAAGTGTAGTCGGCATTAGCGGCGTTGCTAAAGGAAGATCTTCAATTGGCGCAACTTCGTCATGAAGACCAAGGATACGAACAGCAACACGTACAAGAGTATCAGCGCCCCTTTGATCCTCTGCCTCATAAACTTTGTCAACATAAGCCAAAAACCAAGTAAATTTATTTCCGTAAAAGTCGCTTTCGAAACCAGCAACATCAAAAAAATCTCTCACAAGAACCTCCTAAAGTTGCCCGTCCTTAGCTAACTCAAACTGTGAATAAGCTTCACCATTTGTACTTACACTATGTTTTGCAGCTATGACTAAATGATTAGTACCATATTCGGGATCAATAGCTCTTCCCGGATTAGCTTCGTTAATTTTATAATTTAAAACTACAACATCTCCCGGATTAACATTAAAACATCCGTAAGTCGATAAGGTGATTCTTTTAGACAGAAACCCTGCCGAAGATGCCTTTGGATTAAAGTATGCTTTCTGCAAATTCGGCGGTCTAAAGTATGTTTCATCGCCATTGAAGGGTTCGTAAATTGTTCTGGTCGGTCTTGGTCCTGCTTGAGCTTTAGCTGCAGATATCACTTGAGGCATTTGAGGAGATCCCATAGAAACGTTTTGCTCCTTGTTTACTTCAAATTTAGTTACCTTGTTGACGAAATCAATTTCAACATAGCCCTTTGATGCATAACCCTGCTGTATGATGTCATGAGCATTAAAAGCTGTATCTTGATGAAACTGAAGTATTTTACACTCATTTTTGCCTTCAATATATGCGACATCGATAATATGAGCTTTATCAGATATGTTTTGCTCTGTCATATGAAATCTAAATTTCGGTCCCGATCTTGCCAGTCTACCAACTTCATCTAAAAAATACTTAGGTTTCCCACTATTGTCAAACTTTTGATAATAAACAAATATATTTGAACCAGAACCAGCAGCCCTTTCAAGTAAAAAAGATATTGCTTGTAAAGGCGTTTGGTTAACAATATCAATATTAACTGCAGGAAAAGAAGATGCCTTTACCTGCAAGTCACCTTTAAGGTATTTTTCATTAATAAAACTTATAATACTTGTGCAGGTATTAGGATTATGTTTATATTTCCATTCCATAACTTTCTGAGAAGCATTATTAATATGCTCAGCAGTCATTCCAACAAATTCAACACCTAAAGCTCTACGGCCATTTGTTGTGTGCGTTCTCATACTATTAATATGAAACTTTCCTGAAATAGTTCTATCTGCTCCGTCAGTCATGGTTGCAACTAATGACATGTCACCATTCACGTTGGTTCTTCTAATAATTCCTGCTTCATCAGATACCATGCAATTAAATGACATGAAAGGGTGCTCTATCGAAGAGTACACACTACATGTTGCCATGAATGGAGTAATATCCTCCACAACACCACCCATCGTCTTAGCTAGTTCTATCTTCGGCGCTTTTCTACCTTTAGCTGGCTCCAAAGCAAGTATATCAACCATTAAAAAGCAACTCCATTTCACCTTTGATCTGTCCTAAGAACGAAGGATCTATGAGATTAATATTCCTCAAATTATCGTTTCTTTCTTCTTCGTGATCAAATGCTGTTATTGGACTCCATCCAGTCCGGTCAACACTAATTGTTGCGTCTACAAAGTCAGTATTCGCATACCGTGTGTAAGTAGATTCGTTAATAGTAAACCCATATTTGGAATTTTTATAGTGCAAAATTTCACCTTTAGCAGCCGCAACCGACCCGTATTTTTGAATGTAATAATTTGTCATCTGCTTATAAGTTTTAGGCCATTCGTTATAAACGTCAACAATTTGATTGGAGAACAAAACCAACCAAGAAAAGAAAACACTGCCGTAAAACAAGAATGCCACTTCTTCTGGCGATTCATCATCTTCAACAGTGTATTTTAAGAAAGCGCTAGGATTAGCAAAAGCATCTTCGACAACTCTAGAAGACACCATTAAATTTCTTGCTAACTTTCCATCATATTCTATGATTGGTAGATTTTTAAAAAGACCTTTTGACATTATGCGAATCCACTTGGAGAACGTGCGTAATCATTTCTCGTCTTACTGGTAATTTCAGTAATCGAAAGTGACAATGCTACGGAGGTAGGAGCACCTGACTTAAAGAAAAATGGAGAACCTGATGCTGAGTAATCTACAGTAAGATCCGTTATCACACTCTCGAATATTGGGAAAATAATTAAACCGTTTGGTGATCTTATATCAAACCTTTTTAATCGTGCAGGATACCTGACAATATTCAAATACGGATCAACTAACTCTGGATGTGACGCTTCTTTCAAAATTTGAATTATTTTAAAAATAGCTTGTGTTCCGGCTTCAGAGTCAGCATAAAGTTTCCATCTGAAATTAAAAGATCTTGGCATAACACCTGAAAACTGCTGGATCATACTGTTATTGAACATAGTGTCAAAGTTTCCCATACCTGCCATATTACCAACAGCACCAAGGAAATTGTCAATATTTCCGTCCTTTTCATAAAAACTTTTCATATCTGAAAAAACAGCTTTCATGTTTGTGATCATATTGCTGTTTGCAGGATTTCCTGATTCGGACATATTTCTTAGAGTGGATGCAACAGCATTCATCATTGCACTTTGAATACCTGCACCTGCTCCCTTTTGCTTACTTTCGTAGCCGATATTCATATTTTCTTGAAGATTGTCAGGTGTTGGTAGGCCAATAGTTGCGCCAGATGAACCAACACCTGCTGATTGTCCACCACCGCCACCAGCACCAGATTCACCAGACCCAAAACCAGTCCCTCTTAAAATAGGACTATCGAGTCTTTTAGCGCCTGTAGATGCATCTCTGCCAACATATTGTTCAAAGGCAACTGGAACTTCATCGAAATTAGAGGATGCAGAATTTTCATTACTCTTTTCTTTAAGTCTTTTTAAGTAATGCTCTGTTGTGTTCTGACTCTCATCCCTATCTTTAGGATGCGATTCTCTTAAAGTAGCAACAGTGTCTCCATCAATTCTACCCCTATCAAATCTGTTAACATATCCTCGGGCATCAACGATTTCAGGTTTTTTTCTACTGTTGTTGCTATTCCTACCGCCTCTATTTTTATCTCTTAAACTATCTAGAGGACTACGAGAATTACTGCCAGATCTAATCTCAGCAGAAGTTCTCGTTCTAACCACACCACCAGAAGCTGTCTTTACATTAGATCCAGATCCTGTTTTTGCGAAATTGCCGGGAGCATCAAACTCATTACCGTAAACAGCGTATACATCTGAACGTGTTGAATAATCTGTCATTTAAAGTCCTACTAAATATTAATATGGCTGCTAAAAAAGGTTACTTTAAACCAAAAAACTACAAAAAATATAAAGGAGACCCAACTAACATTATTTATAGGAGTAGTTGGGAAAAAATGTTTATGGGTTATCTTGACAATAATCCAAACGTTATCGAATGGTCATCTGAAGAATTTTTTATACCTTATAAAAATCCTGTTGACGGTAAGACAAGAAGATATTTTCCGGATTTCTACGTAAAGAAAAAGAACAAAAAAGGTGGTGTTGATATTTTGGTGATAGAAATAAAACCAAAGTACCAAACAGATAAGCCAGAAAAAGTCAAAAAAATAACTAAACAATATGTAAATAAAGTTAAGACATATGCTATTAACGAATCTAAGTGGAAAGCTGCTGAAAGCTTTTGCAAAGACAGAAAATGGCAATTTCAGATCTTAACAGAAAATGAACTAGGACTTTAAATGGCTATAACACTAAATTCCTTTTCAGCAACAGTAGAAAAGGTTGTTGGAAAACGACCCAAAGATGTATTTCACACCATTCTTCAAGAGGGTCTGCGTCAAGAGATAATTCCAGCAAGAACTAAAAAAGCAAGACAATACTATCGTGGATTCGGTGCGATGTCTCTGGAAAGTTCTAGAGACACTATCATAAAAAATAAAGACAGAGTGGCCAAACTTCCTACCATCGGAAAAATGTACTTTTTTCAGTACTACCCCAAGATGATAAAGGAACTGCCTTACCACGACAGACTTCCAATGATATTTCCTATTGATACCATAAATAATGGAATATTGGGCATTAACCTACACTATTTGCCTCTTCAACCAAGAGCAGCTTTGATGGATGCACTGTATACTTTGTCAAGCGACAATACATATGATGATAAAACGAGACTTAGAATAAACTATCAAATTCTGAAGGTTGCTTCTAAATTTAGTATGTTTAAACCTTGTGTTAAAAAATACTTGTTTAACCACCTTCAATCTCCTCTTTATGAGGTAAGATCATATGAATGGGATATTGCTTTGTTCTTGCCTGTTGAAATGTTCGCTATTGGAACAGCAGCACCTAGTTCTGGTATTGCTGGAATTGCACAAAAAGATTCACTCGATAGGATTTAAAATGGGCTTTAGTATAGAACAGTTCAAAGGAAGATTTAAGAATGACTTCGCAAAGGCTGCTTTGTTTGAAGTCTTATTTTCAAGCTTTCCTGATCTAAGATTTCAAGCTTCGTCTACGTCTCTTCCGGGTTCTAGTGTAATGACTGATAGCTTTAGCAATGGTCCTTACAGACCTATGGAGAGAGCCGTTTCTAGGGGTTATTCAGGTGTAGGATTTACCTTTATATTGGATAACGAAGGTCGTTGTTTATCCGGTCTCAATCAAATGATGGATAGTGTAGTTGATCCAGATGGATTTGTTGGCTATCCATCACAATACGAATCAAATGTCACAATTACACACTTCAATCAATCAGGCGGAATTGTGACAAAGTACAACCTAATTCAAGCTTTTATTGCATCAATCTCAGACGTTTCTCTCGACTGGGGAAATGGAGACGCAATTGCTACTGTGTCTTGTGTTGTCAAATTTAGATCATATTCTATGAGTTCTTATGGTGGATCTGGTTCCCCGACAGCATCGTTTGGCGAAACTGGTTTCGTTGACAAAATTGAAATGCAAGATAAATCACCTATCATTACAGAGAAAACTAAAATTGGATCACTTAATGCTGGACCACAATTTGACTAGAGGATGAAAAATGTTACCAAAAATTCAGACTGCTGTTTTTAAGACAACTATTCCGTCTTTAAACAGAGAAATATTAATGAGACCATTTTTGGTCAAAGAAGAAAAAATTCTTTTGATGGCTAAACAGTCTGGCGAAAAAGATCAAATTTTTCTTGCTATCAAACAAGTAATTCAAAACTGCATCGTTGATGATTCTTTAGATATCAGCAAACTGCCATATTACGACATAGAATACCTTTTTATTCAACTTAGAATAAACTCTATTGGCGACTTTATTGAAATTGAAGTCACAGATCCAGAATCCCAAGAAAGAGTAAAGGCGACTGTAGATCTCAATGATGTTCAAGTCATTTCTAAGGATGTTAGTAACAAAATTCTTCTTAATGAAACAACAGCATTAATTATGAAGTATCCTACTTTGGATGAAATTTCTAAAGTGACAGAAGAAAATGACGTTCAAGCGTTTTTTGATACACTAAAATACTGCATCAATTCCGTTTTTCACGAAGATCAAACATACGAATTTTTTGGATATTCAGATCAAGAAAAGACAGACTTTATTGATTCGCTAACAGTAAAAAATATTGAACAAAGTAAAGATTTTATCTCTGCAATGCCTTCCGTTGAAGTTCAAGCAAAGTGGAAAGAAGGAAAGAAAGATAAATCATTAACGTTGAAGGGTATCAACAATTTTTTTTAATACTGTTGGGTCATAACAACCTTAAAAATTACTTCAAACTAATTTTTAATATGGCCCAGCATCATGGATACAGTATATCAGACATTGAAAATATGATACCTTTTGAACTTGAATTATATTCTTCCATGCTGATTGACTATTTGGAGCAAAAGAAAAACGAACAGGAAATGGCTAGAAGATAATGGCTCAACCAGAATCACCAAACGGCGCACTTAAAGCTCTAAGAGCGAAATACAAGAAAGAGTTGTATGGAGAAGAGAACCAAGGGTTTCTGAACGATATTCTTGCGCTCACAATTGCCGAAGTTGGTGAAAGTTCTGCTGAAGCACAAAGGGCTGTTTTAGAAACATTGATGAACCGTGCCGATGCCTACGGAAGATCAATCAAAAAAGAATATGGTGGTGGTTATTATCAGCCAGTAAACACAAAAACAATATCAAAACAGCTTAAAAAAATACAAGATAATGAGTCTTTACGTGATACAATAAAAGAAAGAGTCAAAGAAGTATTTGAGGGTTCAAACGAAAGTAACTTTGCATTACACAATGGGTCTGCTGGTGTTGCAAAAAAAGCTAGAGATTTAGCTGATGTTAGAAAGGTAATAAAGTACGGAAGTGGAAGTGAAACTTTTTATAATAAATCAAAGGATGATGGCGCAGATCATTATGGCTCTGGCGTTATAAAATTAGAACTTAAATGGATCAATCAATTTGGTATTCCACCCGAAGCTCCAACTCCTAATATCAGACCTGAAATTAACAGCAAAAGCAGAGATGGAAAAAGTACGTCAACAAATGAAGATCAAGATTATCCTGTATTAACTGAAAAGGCTGAACAACTGAAAGGAGAAGTAGCAGGTGGATTCGTTAGTCTTGCTGCAAACATGTTTCCCGATAGGGTTGCTTCTGCTATCACTAGTTCTCTTCCTTCAAATATTGCAAGTCTACCATCGGCTTCTAAAATTTCAGGTGAAATTTTGGAGTCAATACGATCCGGTGAAGGGGTTAAGTCATTTACTTCGGCTGTTGAAAAGATTTCTTCGGCAGATACTCCCGTAGGTAGACTTCAGGCTATCGGTGATATTGCAACAGAATATGAAGCAGACATCAAAGCTCTTTATCCCGACTTAGGAAATATAGATTTTGATGAAGTTATTCCAGAAATTATAGATCTTTCCATTACAGAAAGTCCTAAAGAAAGAATAATAAAAGCAATAGAATTAGCGGAAAAAACAGGAATAGGCTTAGAAGAGATTGATTCTTTAAGTATACCCGGCTTTCC